CTGTACCACTTTGCTCCCAAGCGTTATACTGAGTTCTGCGACCTGATGTACACTCTGAACACCGAACTTCATCAGGACCTTATCACTGTGGAGCAGCACAATTCTGCACTCCTCGCGTTCTGATTACGTCTCTTAAGTAACACTCACTCGTTCCTTCCTAAGTGACTATGAAAATCAGCAATCGTCCTGCACTTCTAGAGTCTTACCTCAACACACTGATTGACAATATGACTCTGGAAGATATGCAAGAGACTCTATACATGATGATGGAAGATGATTTTGAGCGTATCAGCGACGAGCAACTGATTAAGGAGATTAAGTTCACTCATCCTGAACTCCTTAAGTAACAACAAAGAGGAATGAGATGCGCCTCTAAAAAGACACTCACTCAACACACACTGATTTACACTTTTCTTCTTAACATGTCCAAGCAAGTTCTTCTTTCTCTGCTGGCTCAAGGTAACACTGGCACTGAGATTCTTTCGATTCTGGATGCTATTGTCTCTGATAATGTGAGCGGGTTTGATTATATCGAATCGCCGCAACTTGAGTCCGCTCTGGGTATTGCTACTCTGGAAGAAATCGCGTTCTGATTGTAGTTGAAGACCCTTGGAGTTTGACACTCTGAGGGTCTTTATGTTATGATTGGCAGTGTCGTGAATCGGCAGGTATTTGCCGCCGATTCTTATAGGCGCGTGGCGGCGTTGTCCCGTATATAAAAAACCCAAACTACCCTAACCTACAGAGGTGACAAATCGACCTCTAAATATCAATCTCATAAAATTTTTCCGGAGACAAAAATGTTTGGCCGTTGGATTCACAAAAAAGGTAAGTCAAGACCTGATAAACGTTGTAAAGGTTACAAGAGTCAAGCAAAGGCAAACGGAGCAAGAAAGAGAAAGAAGAAGTGAGACGAAGAGCGCCCTATTGGAACTTTTGGAAGGTTGTCTTTGCGGGATGGTTAATAAGATATCCACGACAGTGCTTTACGATATTCGGAGGTACTGTTGGTTTTTTATTAGTTCTGATATATAATGCGGTAACAAAATAAAAAATACTGAAAAAATTCCGGAAAAATATTTTTATGACTGAAAAGGTTTATCACATCTATGCAAAGGGTCAGTGTGTGTATCACAGTTTATCAGAGAGTAAGTTCTCTGAGACCTGGGAGATGATGCACAGAATGATTGATCTTCTTGATTTGGATCTTACAAAAGAAGATTTAAGTTATGAAGAACTTTATATGAATAGGGAAGTATTACTAAATTCTTCACATTGAGGTAGTTTGACAAATACTAAATAGGACGATAAAATTGATCTGAAGGTTAATTTAACTTATGGCAAAAGGATTTACTGTAAAAGCTGCACCACCTCAAAAGTCTGCAGAAGATTGGGATTATGATGCAATTAAAGAACGAATGAAGGGCAAGTCAATTGTCTTTTGTTTACCTGGAAGGGGATGTTCTTTTATCTTTTTAAAAGCATTTGTACAACTTTGTTTTGATCTTGTACAAAATGGAATGAGTATTCAAATCTCTCAAGATTACTCATCAATGGTTAACTTTGCACGTTGTAAGTGTTTAGGTGCAAATGTACTTCGTGGTCCGAAGCAAATTCCTTGGGATGGTAAACTACAATATGATTATCAACTTTGGATTGACTCGGATATTGTCTTCAATACAGAAAAGTTCTGGCAACTCTGTGATCTTGCTCTGAATGAAGAGGGTGAAGAGAAGGAAGTTGTTGCTGGTTGGTATGCCACAGAAGATGGGCACACAACCTCAGTAGCACACTGGTTAGAAGAAGATGACTTCCGCAAGAATGGTGGAGTCATGAATCATGAAACCGTTGATTCTATCTCAAAGCGTAGAAAGCCTTTCACAGTTGACTACACTGGATTTGGTTGGGTTCTGATTAAGAACGGCGTCTTTGAGAACCTTGAGTATCCTTGGTTCGCTCCTAAGATGCAAGTCTTTGAATCTGGTGCAGTTCAGGATATGTGTGGTGAGGATGTTTCATTCTGTCTTGATGCAAAAGAAGCAGGGTTTGAGATTTGGTGCGATCCTCGTATTAGAGTTGGGCACGAAAAGACTCGCGTAATCTGATGAATAAATCTTACAATCTTTTATATAAAGGGCGTAAAATTTATACTAATCTCACTATGGAAGACTGTAGTGAGATTTTACAAACCTTCTCAGAGCGTTATCACTCGGGAGAAGAAATTGATCCAAATGAATTAGAAATGGAGGAAATTGCAAATGGCTAAAGGCGGATCGAATAAGACTATTTTTGAACCAGGAGCACCGAAGAAGACTCGTCAAGGACGCTCCCCTCGCACACTATTGAGTGCAACATCTCGTAATGGACGTAAGAAAAAGTATCGCGGTCAAGGTCGGTGATTCAACTTAATCCACAAATCCCAGTTTTTACCCCTAAAGGTAAAGGCTGGGCTTTTTTTGTAATTGATCGTTCTCAAGAACATGATCTTGAGTGGGTTGTTTTTCTAGATAGTAATGGCGAATGTTGGACTTTCAAAAACTCTGATATTCGTATTCAAAATAACTATACTCTTCATAGAAACAATCCATCAGGATTTAACGTATGTACTACACAGATCCAGTAGATGAATGGAATTCAATTCATAAAGATGATCTGTGGGCATATAACAAACTCTTTTTATCACACTCTCTGGGGTATCTGTGTGGTCCTGTAGGTACAGTTGTTCCATCTCCAGACCATTATATCGTCCGACCAAGTATTAATTTACTTGGTATGGGACGATTTTCTCGTATTGAATGGATTAGTAAATATACTGATCATTTTCATCCAGCAGAATTTTGGTGTCAGAAATTTGATGGTGAACATTTAAGTGTTGATTTTAAAGATAGAAAATCAGAACTAGTGGTACTAGGAGAAAGAGATACTGATAGTTTTTTATATAAATGGAAAAAATGGACTAAAATAGATAAAAAATTTGAATTTCCAGAGATATTAAACGACTTAAAGGGTAATTATGAGTGGATTAACTGTGAGTTTATTGGAAATAAACTTATTGAGGTTCATTTTAGACGCAATCCAGACTTCCGTTATGGCAATTCTGTAGCAATACCTGTTTGGAAAGATGAGGAAGTAAAGGAAATAGATAGTTTTACCTTTGTTGGTGATGAAGATTACCTTAGAAAAGGCTTTTATATTAATATTCGGGATAGCAACCCCGTAAAAAGTTCTGATTTTAACAAATCAGGAGCGCAAAATGAACCAAAAACTGCTTAGAGAAATTGCAAATGATGATTTGAACCCCAAAAAACATGATTTTTCTCAACAAAATGAAATTCATGCAAAAATTCGTAATGATGAAGACTATGATGATTGGGAATATGGCACTGAACCACTCTACGAATCCAAAAAACCCGAATAAATAATACAGATTTTTTAAAATTTTATGCCTGTAGAACGGGTAAGTAAGGGGTTTAAAGACCTAAGCATGACATTTCAAGCAAATCCATTAAACTATGATCTTATTGCGCTTAAAAATGAAACTGCTATTGCCCGTTCTATTCGCAACTTGGTATTTACTTACCCTGGAGAGAAATTTTTTAACGAAAATCTTGGTTCAAAGGTGAGCCGTTTGCTTTTTGAGAACATGGATGACATTTCATCTTCTATTATTAAAGATGAAATTGAAAATACAATCAGAAGTTATGAACCTAGAGTTAATTTAATCTCCGTGGAAGTTAATCCAAACTATGAAGAGAATGAATTTAATGTGACTATTCAATATAAGATCATAGGAATTGATGCACTTCCTCAACAGTTATCATTCGCACTACAGCCAACACGATAAATGGCAATAGTTAATTTTACCAATTTAGATTTCGATCAAATTAAGAGTTCGCTTAAGGAGTACTTAAGAGCGAACTCAAATTTTACTGATTATGATTTTGAGGGATCTAATTTATCAACATTAATAGATGTATTAGCATATAATACGTATATTTCCTCATATAATGCTAATATGATTAGCAATGAGGTCTTTATTGATAGTTCTACTCTAAGAGAAAATGTAGTTTCTCTTGCAAGAAATATTGGTTATGTTCCTAGATCAAGAACTTGTTCCAGAGCAACGGTTTCTTTTTTCGTTGACACTACAGGATTTTCAACAAAACCACTGTCTTTAACCCTTAAAAAGGGTGTTGTTTGCACATCATCATCATCTTTTGGTGGAAATGGATATGTTTTTTCTATACCATCAGATATAACAACTCCTGTAATAAACGGTATCGCAGTTTTTCAAGATATTGAAATTTATGAGGGAACTTTTTTATCGACAAATTTTACAGTAGATTCCGCAAATCCTGCTCCAGCAAAAAGATATATTTTAGATAATCCAAACATTGATACTACAACAATATCAGTACTGGTTAGAGATACTGAATCTAGTTCCAATTCCAAAAAATTTATTTTAGCTGATAGTCTATTCGAAATAAAATCAAATTCTAGAGTTTTCTTCATACAAGAAATTGAAGATCAAAGATATGAGTTAATTTTTGGTGATGGAGTTTTTGGAGAAAAATTACAACCATCAAATTACATTGAAGTTTCTTACATTTCGACAAATGGAGAACTTGGTAATGGAGTTTCTTCCTTTGCCTTTAATGGAAGAATAGTAGATAACAATAATAGATTAGTAAATTCTGGTATCTCGCAAGTATCTACATTCATTCCCTCCACTGGAGGAAAAGAGATTGAATCCGTACAATCAATAAAAAAATATGCACCTAGAATATATTCTTCCCAAAATAGAGCGGTTACTGCAAAGGATTATGAATCTTTAATACCTAAAATTTATCCAGAAACACAGTCAGTATCTGTTTATGGTGGAGAAGACTTAAATCCACCACAATTCGGAAAAGTTTTTATCGCAATAAAGCCATTCTATGGTCCATTTGTTCCAGAAACAATCAAACAGAACTTAAAAACAGCACTTAGAAATTATAGTGTAGCGGGAATTGTTCCGGAAATTATAGATTTAAAATATTTGTATGTTGAGTTTAATTCAACAATCTATTATGACACAAACCTTGCTCCTAATTCAGAGTACGTAAAGAGTATAGTTTCTAAAACTATTGAATCATATTCAAATTCAGTAGAATTAAACAAATATGGTGCAAGATTTAAGTATAGCAAATTCCAAAAAATAATTGACGATTCTCATGAATCTATTACATCAAACATTACAAAGATATCAATTAGAAGAGATTTATATGTTCAAATAAATGCATTTGCACAATATGAAATTTGCTATGGAAATTCAATTCATATTAAAAATGAAAATGGATATAATATAAAATCATCTGGATTTACCATTAACGGTATACCTGATACATTATATCTGTCAGATATGCCAAATCCAGATAAAAAGACAGGAAAAATATTCTTCTTTAAACAAATTTCTGAAACAGAGGGAACTATAGTATTAAACTCTGCGGGAAAAATTGATTATGAGAAAGGTGAGATTATAATTAATCCTGTAGTAATATCGAATACAATTAAATCATCTTTGGGACAACCAATAATACAGATATCTGCAAATCCAAAATCAAACGATGTCATTGGATTGCAGGATCTTTATTTGCAACTAGATATTAATAATAGCAACACAAACATGTTGTCTGACGTTATTTCTTCTGGTGCTGATATTTCGGGATCATCTTATCAAATAACCTCAAGCTACTCTAACGGAAACTTAGTAAGATAATAAAATGACAGAAAAAAGAATCAAGATTAGTTCAGTACTAGAAAATCAAATTCCTCAGTATGTAAGAGAAGAGTATCCATTAGTATCGGAATTTTTAACACAATATTATACTGGACTGGAATATCAAGGAGGAATTCTTGATGTTTTACAAAATATTGATTTTTATACAAAGTTAGATAATTTAGCAAATTTAATAGATTCTACAACTACTACTTCTTCCATCACTTTTTTTGATGACACTATCTTTGTAGATTCTACTGCTGGGTTTCCGGATTCTTATGGATTAATTCAGATT